CCGTGTCACTCTTAAAGCCCGATACACATCCAACTTTACTCCCCCCAGTGAAGAGTTCCCAAATAGGTAAATAATATGCAGATAGCTATTATCAAAGATAACAAAGTAGAGAGCATGGGAGAACACAGAGAGCTATTTAAGAATGTTGCTTTTCCTAAGTCTGGCCCACCCGCTAATTGGATGACAGAAAACTCTGTGATGCCTGTCACCTTGAGCCGTTCTTACGACAGGATGACACAGAAAAGCACTAGCGTAGATCCGTATATTGAATCCGGCGTAGTGTATCTCCACAAGATAGAGTCATTATCAGACAGTGAAAAGACAGCGGCACAAACAGCGTTAAATAACGAGACAGCGGCAAGAAACAGGGAAGAAAGAAACAGAAGATTAGCAGAAACAGATTGGATGGCCTGTAGTGATGTAACTATGAGCGAAGATTGGAAAACATACAGGCAAGCTCTCAGGGATATAACGAAGCATGAAAACTTCCCGAATTTAAAATCCCCAAACATGGACGGATCAGGCGATAACGATTGGCCTACCAAACCGTCTTAAAATATCGTGTATACTTGAGATAGCTTATTCAAGCTAAGATGGGCTAGATAGCCAAACTCAATACATGAGGTTTTATGTTTGCAGAATTGGCCGCGATTGGTTCAGCCCTATCCGCGATAAACAGCGCAATATCCACGTTAAAAGAATCCAAGCAAAATGCGGAGGATGCCGCTAGTCTGCTAGGGAAATTCGGAAATACCACCCAACGTCTTGATAAGTGGGAAAAGAAAACTAAGAGTAAACGCCCACTGACCCCTAAAGAGGCTATGGATCTAAGCCTCCAGCGCAGAAAAATAAAACAAACTGAAAACAAACTGAAAGATCATTTGTTAATGATGGGGATGTCAGACGTATGGAGAGAGAGCGAACGGATAAGGAAACAATCAGAAAAAGAGCATCAGCAATACCTGAAAGATATCCATAAAAAAAGAAAGATAAGACAGCAAAAAATGCAAGAGCGTTTGACAGCGGCATTTATTATTTTCTCTTTGGTGTTTCTATCATTTTGTGGCTGGTATATCTGGGAAGCAGTTCAAAAGAAACGAATTGATAACGCCAAAGAAAGACTTGAGCAAGCAAAAGAAAGACAGCGGAATATGAGGAAGTGCGGAAGGTTTAAATGTTAATGGCATTTTTGCTAGTCGTTTTGGTTGATGGTAAAGTAACATCAGATAATAGAATGTTGTTTAAAAATATCTACCGATGCAATGAGTTTGCGGTTAGCATAGAACAAGCAAAATACGGAAGAAATCACAGGCCGCATTATAGGCAGGAAAATATAACGGCGTATTGTGTGCCAAAGATGGTTCCAAAGGGGACGCAACTTTTTGACTAGGAGGCAAAATGTCTGGTTTGGAAATTAACACCGCGCCCACAGGTGAAACATTAACCGAAGCTGAAATCAGAAACTACCTAAGAGTAGATGATGTCAATGAGCTTGCAACGCTCCAACTTCTAAGGGTAGCGGCAAGGCGTTTCTTTGAAAGCTACACAGGCCGGAGCGTATTAACCCAGACCCTGACTCTTTTCCTTGATGATGTGAATGATGTTAATGATCCGATATATGAAGGGATATACAATAAGCCAGATTTAAACTTCTATAAGAATTATATCGTCCTACCAAGCCCACCAGTTCAATCGGTTTCACACATTAAGACCTATGACGATAGCGACACGGCAACCACTTTTGCCGCTTCAAAATATTATCTTGATAAAGTAAGAGAGCCAGCCAGAATCGTTCTGAGGACAGGCGAAACATTCCCTACAGCTTTACGAGTGGCGAATTCAGTAGAAGTTAAATATGTCGCTGGTTATGGTGCGGCGGCGGCTGTTCCACAGGATATAAAGGTTGGAATGTTGATGCACATCGCTTATATGTATGACCAAAGGGGTGACATGAAGAATTACCAAGAAACTATTAACGTGCCACCGATGGTTAAGCAGTTGTACGCAAGGTTCAAAGTGCTAGACGGCATGGCAGGGTCTAAATTCTCAGCGTTGGGGTAAATTATGGCCGTTGATTATGGCATAGGCTCAATGAGAGAGCTTATTACAATACAGGTTGAAGCAAGGACAGCAGATGGAGCCGGAGGCTTCACCAAAGCCTATTCTACGGACTTTACGGCTATGGCCTATGTCCAACCATTGCGCGGTCAAGATCCCTTCCTACAGGGCCAGCTTACGGAGACAATCATATTTGATTTTGTCATTAGATACCGAAGTGACAAGAGCGTAGACGCAACCAAGCGGATTCTTTACAACTCCAAGGTATATAATATTATCTCAAGCATCAATCTAGATGAGAGGAACCGATACACAGTGATTCGCGGAGAAAGAGGCGTGGCGGCGTAATGTTTAAAAATGCCAGACAGTTCGGCCTAAACATGAGGCAAAAGCTAGGCGTGAACGCGAGGAAGAATGTAAAGGATGCTTTAGAAAAATCTGTCAATGAGGTTCGTAATGTTGCGGTAGAAAGTATTGTCCGCAATCCAAGAAGGGGGCCGGAAGTAAGGCGAAGGGGGCAGACATTTAATATAAGTAGAGCCGGAGACCCACCAGCACAGGATCAAGGGTTTTTATCAAGCCAAATATCTGTTGAGGTAAAAATGTCATCAACTGGTGGTATTGGAAAAGTGATTTCAGCGGCTCCATATTCTGCGGCTTTAGAATTTGGAACTGTAAATATGGGAGCTAGACCTTTCATGCAACCAGCCCTAAAAAAAAGCCAAAAGAAAATATTACAAATTTTTAAAAGAGAAGGGATCGTTAAGTGAGTATAGGACAAACAGCACTCCAGACCGCTATATTCACGGCTTTAAGCACCGACAATAACTTGACTTCAACTCTAGGGGCCACAGTTCAAGATGAAGTTCCTAGCGGCACAAATTATCCAGTGGTTCAGATAGGCGATGATAATGTAGTGGACTACAGCACCAAAGATTTATCTGGCGGGGATACGACCCTTATGATCCACGTTTGGTCTAGGCAATTCGGTTCAGCACAAACTAAGAATATCATGGACAGGATTCATACTTTATTGCATGATTCTTCCCTATCAGTTACAGGTTTTAATCTGATCAACTGTCGGTTAGAATTTACTGATGTAATGCGAGATCCAGATGGGATCACCCGACACGGAGTCATGAGATTCCGCGCTATAATTTTAGGAACTTCTTAAATAGGAGAGATTTAGATGGCGGCACAAAAAGGTAGCGCGGTTCTGGTAAAGATCAATGTATCAGGTTCGCAAACAACCGTAGCTGGGTTAAGGTCAAGCACCATAACCCTCAACGAAGAAACCGTTGACGTAACAAATAAAGATAGCTCAAACGCTAGAATATTACTTCCGGCGGCTGGAGTTCAAAGCACAACGATAGCCGGATCAGGCGTATTTACAGATGGGGCCTCAGAGGTTGCGCTAAGAACTGCCTTTGGTGGTGCGGCTCTTTTGGCCTGTTCTTTTGTAATCCCTGACCTTGGTACTTATTCAGGCAACTTTCTAATAACCACTCTTAGCTATGCTGGTGAATATAACGGTGAAGCTACTTATGACGTTACTTTTGAAAGTGGCGGGGCTGTTTCATTCGCGGCGGCGTAATAGGAGCTAACAATGGCTTGGATTGAAGTTGAAATTGACGGCATTGGTGGCATGGCTAGAGGGAACGAGGCCATGTGCGCTAACACTATAGGGGAAGACCCGAAAAGCGTTTCAATCAATGGGGCTGATTATGCCGTTGAAGATTGGAACGTAGATGAGCGAGATGATGTTATATACCTTACGTTGGCAGATGCCGACTTCAAAAACGTGCAGATTGCACAGGAGGAAGACGATGAACCCACTGAAGGGGGAGACCCAGATAACTCTGGGGAGTGAAGATTACACTTGTAGGCTAACGATTGACTCTTTGATTAAAATTGAAGATGAAATTGGCATGGGTGTCATCAAGCTCATCAGTAGACTTAGCTCTGATATGGATATGCCTATTAAGCACCAGCTTATAATCCTATATCACGCTCTTAGGGGCGGCGGTAATGACATCACTCAGAAACAAGTCAAACAGCTTGTGACAGATAACGGAATCTTAAAAACTACCCAAATTATTTTGGTAATGCTCACCGACACATTAAATGATGAGGACAGCGAAGAAAAAAAGGCAGAAGGGGCGGCATAACAGCGGATACACTTCCTTGGTCAAGGTATTTTGAAATCATCGTTGGAATGATAGGAATGCCGCCAGAAAGCTACTGGAATATGTCCCCTAAAGAACTTTACAGAACCCTCGCCGGATTCATGGAATATTCAGGTAACTCAAAAGAGGAGCCGATGGGCAGAGGCGAACTTGAAGAACTTATGGAGTTACATCCTGACTAATGGCAACTGTTGACGAACTAATTGTTCAAATAAAAGCTGAC